CGCCGTTGTTGAATCATTGCCGTTAGGTGCAACATATAGTGTACCACCATAACGTAAGTTAATATTAACAAGGCCAACATTTAATTCATCAGTTGATGCGTCTGTGCCGTTTATAAGATTAGTATAAAGATACTGCCATTGTTTATCTTGACTACCAAGATTGTATGTATCATTTTGGTCTGGTATAATACTTGATGTAATTTCTGATCCAAATGTTACAGTGTCTTGATCAATGTTGTCACCTAGTGTAATACTACCGTCAAACGTAATATTACCCGGTGTATATAAATTGCCAAAAACTTCTAGTCCATTAAATATTTCAGTTGTTGGTCTTGTTGCAGGAAAAACAGTATTGTTAATAATATTGTCTACGACCCAAGTGTTAACTGATAGTCCCCTTATATGTGACAGGAATCCCATAACATCGTTGATATCAATATCGCCATCATTATTAATGTCGCCTCGAGCAAACCCATTAACTACTTCAGTAAAAAATGGATATAACGGATCACTTGTAACACCACTTGATGTTTCTAATAAACCGTTCAGTAACTCATCGTCAGTTGGCATTGGCGCTGGTGCGTTACTACTAAGGTCAATATTTGCGTTTGAATCAATTGTACTGATTATGTTATCGTCAATACGGATAGTACCATTTTCCATAGCAGCCATAACAATAGCTTCACCGGCGTTTAAATTAATGTCACCAAAGCGACTAATTGTTGAATCACTTATTGTATATTCTGGAAGTGTTGTAGTTTGAGAAACTCTAAGATTAGTTGTTTGTGTAGTGCTAACTACTTCTAATTCAAAGTTAGGAGTGGCAGTATTAATGCCAATACGTCCAGTATTAACATCTACTAACAATAATTGTGTTGTGTTTAAATCATTACGAAATGCTAAATTACTACCGTTACGTAATAAGTTATCTTGTAATAATGGACCGGATATTCTACCTACTTGTGCCACTTGTTAATCTCCTTGACACAGTATTTATTGAATTTACTTGTCGAAGTTATGTAGGGCTGTTATTTTAACAGGGTCACCGCCGCCGCCAGCTGACGGTGGGGCAGATGAAAATTCAATATATGTTCCTGGTGTTTTTCCTGATGGGTTTACTGTTAAAACGTAGTTATTACCAGCACCTGCACGTTGCCATACGTTTTCAACATAAACAAATATATTTTGTGCAGCATTTGGTACAGTATAATCTGTATTTGGATCTTGGCTGTCTAATGGTCCAAAGAAAGTTTCTACATCGTCCCCTAGTCCTAGTTCCTGTTGAATAATTCCAGGGTCGTTATTAGGTTCTTTGTACCTAACACTACGCCATTCGCTTTCTGAATATATTTCTAATTCATTAACAGATGTATTATAACGCAAATGACCACTTGTTGGTGTAGTAGGTCTCTGTGCTGTTGTACCTTTAGGCACAAGCATTACATTGTTACTATCAACAATGACTTGATCGTTAACATCGTACTTAACACCTTTACCATAAATGTTTCGTAGGTTTGTATTTTGCGCTTTTAATAATCTCATTTGTTATACTTCCAAATAGCTCACTGTAGCTGATAAATCAGTTGCTCCTGCTCCTGATGTAAGTTGTGTCTCAAAGCTAATCATATCATTGGCTTCTAATACTATACGTTCAGAGTCAAATGTAAATGTTTCGCCTGCAGGTAAAACTAAATCTTTTACAACAGTTGATGCATCTCCAATTGCTCCTGGAGTATTTGCATCTACAGCCTTAACAATATACATCGTAAATGCTGCTTCTCTTGTTGCAGGACTAGCACCGAATGGACTAAAAGTATTACATACAACAATATTAGTAATTGCTTGTGTTTTTCCTGCCGGCACAGTAAGCAAGTTTAGTTGTGCCGTTGTTAGTGTTGATTGTATAATGGCCATGTGTTTTTCCTTAAAATAGCATACCAAATAGTAATGCTCTATTCTTACTTATTATTTCGTCTCTACGACTTTCTTCATTAATGAAGAACAAACCAGTTGCACCTTGTTCAGGCGTTTTGCTATATATCTTAATGCCTTCAACTGGTGCAGATGGATCAAATACAGATCCTTCGTCATCCCCTGGTGTTTTTGTTAATTCAAAAGTATCTTTAACTCTTACAACGCCAGATCCTGGTGCGGAAAGTATAAGATCGTCATTACTGTTGTAAGTAGAAATTTCTGTTCCAAGAATCTGTATATCTGATAGTTCTATACGATTAGAATAAAAGTTAGCAATTTCACTTCCGTCTACAGTAACAGTAATTGTAGTAGGATCAATATTTGAATCAGTTATTGTTTTACCCGATAGTGCTACATAGTTAGCAGCATCGCCGCCGGTAGTAGATTTGTTTATTTGAATTCTATTTGGTGCCGGAATACCAGTTACTGTATGCGAACCGATAAGTCCGTCTATAAGAGCATCACTCGGTGACGATTGAATACCTGTGATTAAAATTGCATCATTTAATGAATAACCGTGTGTTCCTGATGTTTGTATAATAGTACTTGACCCTATTTCGTATATTAATGAAATAGTGTTATTCTTATCGTTAATTGTAATACTAGAATTGTCTTCTTGAATTTTATCAATTTCAACACTGCTAATGCTGTAATCAACTAGATCACGTACAGCTTTTGTGTTAGGTATATTGTCGTCATCTTTAGTTATATTTCCAGTTACCGCGTCTGGAGTAATCTCGCCGCCAACATAGTTCCAAATTCTTTCTTCGTAGTCATTAGTACCAGTAACTGATATAACTCCTGCTATACCTGTAACTGTGACATACAAACTTCCACTTGCAATAATTCCGTCTGTTCTTAATGGTAATACAGTTTCAGATCCTAAGTCGCCTTGTGTAGCTACCCATGATCCTTTTCCAGTATTTCCGCCTAATGCCCATGATATGTTATCATCATAAACCCATCGTGCATTACCAATTGCGTGTCCGCCGCTATCTGAACCTCTACTAACTTCAATACCACTTGAATATGGTCTATCAAGGCTAGATGGTAATCCTGGACCTGGATTACCTTCACTTAATAAAAGTATATTATCAGATATTGTTGATATGGTTGAGCTAATTGTAGTTGTATCGCCTTTAACTTCAAGATCGCCTCTAACTACAACTTTACCCGAGCCATCATATGTAGCACCAGTTGTATCAAGGTATATTGTTCCAGCTTGGGCTACAATTATTCTATAATCGTTGTCGGTGGTTCTTACTATTTTAGCCATCTGTTATCCTGTCAATCATTAATACATTTGCAGTTGAATCATTGTGTATATTCCAATTGTATTTTTGCTCGTTAAAATCTATCATGATTTTATCAACAATTGATGAAATGTAAACAACACTTAAACTTTGCATTACAAAGGCTGATAACGACATTTCATTATCGTTTAGATCCTTTGTAGGCTTATTAACTAGTTCACACACCCCTTGGTTTCCTTCATCATCTTGGACTTTAAATTTATTATCACTGATTTGCTCTAAGACAGAACCAAAAGTTACTGCCTTAGAGCTACCAATTTTTATCGAAACCACAAGATCTTTTAGAAGATTATAAAAATTCCAAAAAACATTTTGTGGTTTATACATTTAAATTAGTCCTTATGCGTCTTCAGTGAAGTCGTCGTCATCAGTTCCGACTAATGTATTTTGGTCGCCTGCTTCTTCAACTTGTGCTGCACCATCTACTAGTGATGTTGCAAAGTTCCATGGAACACTTTTGCCGTCATAGGTATTATTACCTGTTGCACTTGGTGCTGACAAAGTAGCTTTACGTCCAGCAATTTTACTTACTGTGTATGTTTCTTCGTCGTCCATTTTGAATGAAATAGCCATTTCACCTACAGCTAATGCCGCTGGTAATTTACCAGTTGTTAGTGTACAAGTAAATTCACCTGCTGTTTCAATTTCTTCACATACAAATTTCTTAGATGCTTTTTGCTTTACGATATAACCTTCTTTAACTGCTGTGCCGTTATGAAAGTTTACTTTGATCTCAGATCCGCCTGCTGTAGGTGCTCCCATCAATCTTTTATTTAGTGGTCTTCCCATTTTTTTTCTCCTATAAAAAGTAGTCCTATCCGGGTTCTATCCGGTACGCTGTGGGTACAGCATAAGTCCGCCTTGCGGCACACTATTTGACATATGTATTTATCTAAAGGATAAAAAGCCTTAACAAATTAATACTAAGACTTTTATTTTCTTTAGTCAAAAAAATAGGCTCCGAAGAGCCTATTTTAATCTTGCATGTTACACTAAAGCAACTTACTGGAAGCTAACGTTTCCGTCAGTAATTCCAACTTCACCTAAGTAATCAGCTGCGTTACCAAGCGACGAAGCTGTGTTTGACAACTCAACATATCCGTAACGTGTCATGAAACTCACAACTGGTTCGAATGTGTCTGGGTCAAGCACAACGCCTGAGCTCATTAGCGGGATGTATGGGCAATAAAATGCCGCTGCATCTGATTCGCTTGAACCTTTGTAACCAACTAGTACCGCTGTGCTATCAGCCGCATATGAATCAACATATACTTTCATAGCATTGTTCAAAGTACCAACCATCTTAGTGTTAGTTGGAGCTTCAAAAGTACCTTCTGTTGTACGTGCAAACGCTGAAGTTGTAGCAGATTGTAGGATTGTTAACGCGAATGGCGATACAACAGCCCAGTTACCTGCACCACGACGTGTGCGTTGTGCAATCAAGTTAGCAACACGGTTGATTTGAACAGCTAATGCAGCATGCTCGTCACCAACAAATGTAGCTGTACCTGATACAGCAGCTTGGTTATAAGTTTCGTATGTACCTGCTAGGCCACGTAGGCTTGCTAGTACTTCTTGGTCAATTTCAGCTGTAATCTCTTGAGCCAAAGCAGCCATAATTTCTGCTTCAACGTCGATGCCGTGCTGTGACTGAGCGTCTTGTGCAGACTCAAAAGTCCAACGAGCGCTTAGTTTACGAGTTTTAGCTTCAACAGTTTGCTTCAAGATTTGGATGCTTAATTTATTACCAGCTGCGCCTTCTAGCGTAGCTGTTGAATCAGCTCTTCCGTTTGCATTACCTGAATATGCTTCAGCGATTTTGAATGGGCTTAGAGCCTCTTCGCCTGCTGTAGCACCGTTTGCTGTGTCCGAATAACGAACACGTAGTGTGTGGATTTGACCCACAGGACCTGTCATTGGCTGTACACCTACAAGATCGTTTGCGATCACTGTTGGCATAACACGTCTAATGACTGGTAAAATAACTCTGTTAAGAGTTGCAACATTACCGGCAGAAGTAGCACCCGCGGTTGCGGATTCTGACAAATACTTACGAGTATTTTCCAGTGTGCTTTCCATCACAGCTTTTCTTGTGCCTGTTAGGCCTTCGACTAGAGCTGATTTGGTGTCCTGCCAGCGTCCTTCTAATAGTTCTGACATTTTGGTATCTCCTTTATAATCCAGCTAAACGCTTTATATCAACAACATTGTTGTCTGCGTCTTGCTTGGTTGAACTAACGTTAGTTTCTTCTTTATTGCCTGTAATTGATTTTGCCTCTGATAGGACTGCCTTCTTCTTAGCCGGAGTATTGCCGTCAATAACGGATGGTAAGTATTTGTCAAACTGTGCTTGTAAACGTGCAGTTTGTACTGATTCCAGTAAGTCTGTCATAATCTCTTTTTGGTTTGAGCCTAAAGGCGATACCAAATTGTTAATTATTTTTTCTCTTTTAGCTGATTCAACAAGTACTGATTTCTCATTAGTTGCTGTTTCTGCTAAGTTCTTAGCCTTAACGGCTAGTGTTTTTGCTTCCGCAATCTGCTTATCTTTAAGTTTTACAACTTTTAAGAGTTGTGCAGTTTCTGACTTCTCATTGAGATAGCTACCAGCATATTCAGAAGCAAATGCTTCAAATAGCTTGCGGCCAAAGTCATTAGTACGTGCTGCTTCGATATCTTCTTTAAGTTGACTTATCTCTTTAGTAAGAGTTTTGCCAACTGTTTCGGATACTAATGCCGCACTTTTTGCAAGAAAGTCAGATTTGACTGTTGCAAATTTATTTTTAGCTTCTTTTACAAGTTTAACCTTGGTTTCAGCTAGGTCTTTTTTATCTTCATAAAACTCGGATATTTCTGATGCTAGTGATTCTACCACAAATTCTTCAAGTTGTGAAAACTTATCAGCCATAGCTTTTTGATCTTCGTGTAATTCACTAACTTCTTTACCTAGCGTTTCCATTACAAATTTCTGCATTAGTCCTGCGTTTTCACGCTGTGCTACTGCATATTTTGCTTTAGCTTCTGCTAGTTGTTTGCGATCTTCTGCAAACTCTTGAAGTTCTGAAGCAAGACGCTCCTCTAATAGTTTGTCAATTGACTCAACCATTACAGATTTATCATGTTCATATTTTTTAGCAAATTCTTCACGAAGTTCAGCTGTAGCTGAGACACGATTTTCTTTAATCTTGCCTTCCCACGCTTCTTCAATTTCGCGGCGCACCTCTTCAGAAACTACATCGTTTTCAAAAAGTGTTTTAAGTGCATCCAACATATTATGTTCTCCTTTTATTGGAGTCTACTGATTATATTAACCAGAGATTCTTTTAAGTATTTTTGTGCCTTTGGGTCTTCTTTTGTTGCCTGTGCGAGTTCGTATGCCTTCATTCCGCCACGGGCATTCATTAAATGCTCATATACTGGAGTAGGGTATGCACCTGGTGCGCTGGGTTGTGCCACAACGTCCACAGTGATTATTTCAAAGTCGGAAACCTCGCCGCTTCCTTCTAAAACATTTCCTGAACCTCTAGAGCTGACGCCAAGTTTGACGCCAGACTCTAGCATAGTCTTAACTAACTCTCCCATTGGAGTAGGTAGTAGTTTTAATTTACCGTAACCATTTGGGCCATCCATCCAGCAATCGCTGATCATATGGCTTACACGATCTAAGTTAATATTAAGGCCTTCCGGATGATCAACTTCTCCGAGAACACTGTATCCTCCACTAATTTGATCATTGAGAGTTTTGACAGCCCTGCCAATTTCATTCACAGGATATACTCGCTGATTAGCGTTTTTAACACCACCTTGGATCATAATTCCCTTCATATAAAGGTCTTTACCACCGTCGGGTTTGTCCGTTGATTCAAGCGTAATATTTGCTTGATCATATGTCAAATGCTCTCGTAAGTTAAACATCTTTTTTCCTTTTTAGCTAGTAATACTTTTTGTATTTGCAGCTGTTTCGCCTGCGCCTTTTTTCTCTGCGCCATGGCCCTTTGTGCCAGCCATTTTGGTAGCACCTTTAGCACCCGGAGTGTTTACATTTCCTGCATTTTCTTCTTTTGCATTAATGTCTGCTAATCCAGCATGGTTGCCAGATTTTGCTTCACCGCCTGATACTAAGTTTGATGCAGTTCCGCCCATGTCGTTTTTAGCAGCAACAGTTGACTTAGTGTTTGCACCGTTGTCACCCATTTTGCCAAAGTCTTTGTAGTTATCACCACCAACTTTTTCAACATATTCACGCATCTGCTCTGTAGCTGATTTTGGTTCTTTCGTTCCTTCTTCAACTTCATCTTCGTCAGCTTCAAAAGCATATGCTTCTTCTGCTTCTTCATCGTCGTCACCAGCTTCATCGTCTGCTGGAGCGTCCATGTCCATGTCCATGTCCATTGCGTCATCGCCTTCGCCGCCTTCGCCATCTTCGTCTGACATCATTTTGTCAAATTCTGCTTTTAGGTCGTCTAGTGCATCTTCAAGATCCATAACACGGTCTTCTAATTCTTCTTCGCCTTCTTCGCCGCCGTCCATTGCGTCCGGTGCTGGCATTTCAACATCACCCATCATGTCATCGCCTGCGTCTCCGCCCATAGCTGCCATTGGGTCTGCTTCTACTTCAAACTCATCTAGGTTAAAGTCTTCGTCTAATTCTTCGTCATCTGACTCTTCAACTTCTTCGTCATCTGCTTCATCTAGATCTTCGTCATCTGACTCTTCAACTTCTTCATCAGTTGCTTCGTCGACTTCTTCGTCGTCTAGATCGTTTTCTAATAATGATTCGTATATATCACGTGATTTTTCTACTACAATCTCGTGGAATAGTTCTTGAGCACCTTCTTTGTCTTCATTAACAAGACGATCAAGCATTTCTTCAAATTTTTTGATATTTGACATAATTCTCTCCTAATAAATGTAATACCTATGGTAAGGCTGTCATTTGTATTTAGTCAATGGGATAAAAAGGTAGGAGAAACAGGCAAAAATTGCGCCATTTGGCATAGCCCCTAAGATATGTGGTACATTTTTTTAAACTCTTCAATAGTAATGTGCTTTATATTACTAAATTTATTTAGTTCTGCAGGTTTATAATTATCTGTTGCTATTACTCTAATAAAGGTAGTTTTTGGATTTTCTTTAAGAATATTCGATGTTTGTTTAAGCCAATTGCCAAAATATGTTGCGCCGTCAGATGATTTCTTATAATTATTACTATCTGAATATATGTTGTTTACGTGGCGTCCGTCATTTAATCCTTTATAGTCAAACCCTAATATAAAGATTTTATTATAATCGTGTCTAGATGCTAAATGCAATGCTGTTGGACCACTTGACCAACCTTTGCTAGGTTGAAATAGATTTAAATTTTTAATGCTTTTATATGCTTTGTTTGGATTAGTCCAAACATTATGTGTATTCTGATATCCAGTTGATGATATTTCAAGTATCATCTTTACATCAACAGCAACAAGATAGTCTGGATTATATTCTCTGTACAATGCATTACAACCGTATATCATGCCATGTGGCTCTAAAGACGTAATATCAATTGATTCCCTACTAATACCATTGCCTAATACAAATGCGGTTCTAAACAAAGAGATATCTCTTTCTTTAGTTGTGTCAATTGGTTGAGGATTGAAAGGTTTAGCTTGCTGCTTTTCTAATCTGCGTTCGGCTAATAATTGTTGTATCTGTAATTTAGTGTAAAGAGACTTATCTAACTTAGGCATTTACGCCATTGCTTCTGCTTGTGCTGATATTCCGTACATTTGTCTTACAAAGTCAAGTTCATTAGCTTGTTCTTTAGTGTGTACTTCCGCTGCTTTCCTAGTTCGATTAATTTGACGCAATGTTAGTCTAGTTTTTCTTGTGTCGCTTGCATCAACAATAGAATCGTCATACTGAGGATCGTACTGATCGTTCTCAGTAGGCTCAAGTGTTTCTTTGTCGTAATAAAAAAGTTCTCTTAGTATCATGTAAGTATTTATATCGTTTGGTCAGTTGCTGGCGCTCCGCCAATCGCAGCACCTGTTGTTGTGTCAGGTGGCGATGCTTCTGTGCCTACTTCTGGTTCTTCACCATCTAATGATATATCCTCTGCTCCATCTAAATCTGCACTAATGCCTGCACCACTAATGCCTGCGCCACGCATTTCACCCGAAGCATCAGCTTCTGGTGTTGTTATCATTTCATCATTTTCTTCACGCCACATGCGCTCGTTCTCTGCAATCTCTTCTGGGCTCATGCCTAAGAAGCGTTTCATTGCAAAGCGGTTTGATATAAATGGTACTTGTTGTATTTGTCCAAAACTTGGTATACGTGCATTATCAAGTTCTGATTGTCTGTATGCCGCAAAGTTTTGTGGCTCTTGGAATTCAATATCAAACATTGCTGTATCAATATTAACACCAACTTCTAATAAGTAACGTTTAAAGTCTTGATTAAATTGTTCAGTAATTAATCCTTGGAGTCTTTCACAATAATTATTAAATCTTAATTCTTGTATGTATGCTGTACCAACTCTTCCATCTTGGAATGAACTTGCTCCATCATCAGCACCCGTAGGCAAATAGCTGGAAGGTATTCGTAAACCGCGTACGAGCTTATTAGTAAAATATCTAAGGTCATCAATTTCTCCTAGGTTAGTTCCGCCTGGTAATGTTTCAACTTTTGAACCACGCCCTTCTGCTGTTTGTGGGAAAAAGTAATCTTCGTTGATTGACAGCGGATTATATGAACTGTCTACAACATTTTGACCACCCCCTGTCTTAGATGGGATACGTCTTTGATGTATTTCCGTTTTTACACGCTCTACAAATTGCATAGCAAGGTGTGATGGCATGTTGCCCACATCAACATAGAATACTCTGCGCTCTGGAGCACGTTGTACACGATATATAATAATTGCGTCTTCTAATAATTCTTTTTGCTTGTATACTTTAAAAATACTTTCAAGCAAACTATTACCAAAAGGATAATTTTGGTCTAATCCTTCACTTAAACTTAAATGTAAAACATGTTCTGCATCAATTGCTGTTTCACCGTCTTGTATTTCAAATCTCGAACCTGACTGTTGAGGTGCGTTACCAACCATTCCTTGTCCGCCGCCAGTAAAATATCCTGCTCTAGGATTGCCGCCGTGTAAATTGTTATTTGTTTGGAACGGAGTAGTAGCTACACCTTCTTGAAAGTTTAAGTTAAAATCTTTAATGATATATTGCTCAGGCTTCTTGCCTTCACTTTCATTAACAATTATTCTAACTACATTACCTGGATCAACATAGAACCAACGTTTAGTTTCTGGATCTCTAACAAAAAATGCATCACCGTACTTAAATGTATTACGGAAAATACGGAACATACGTGTTTCAAACTGTTGTAGTTTATTCCACTGTTTTAAGTATTGGCCTAAAATTGTTATTTCTGAATTAGTTGCTTTTTTATTAAATCTAAATTTAAAGTTTGTACTATTTTCATCGTTAACTTGTGTACAAAACTCTGCAAGAATGTCTAGCGCCGCATTAACTTCACTATCATGATCCATAGTGTTGTATTGTCCATAGCGCTCAACTCTGTTTGGCGAACCTACATATACATCAGGTAAGTAACTTGAATAGTTTGTTCTTGCTGGTCCTGGTTGCGAAGATGCCCCTCTGCCACTTATCGGACTGTATGATCCATTTGGGTTATTTCCAGTTGGTACTGGTGTGAAATATTTTTTCCAGCTCAATTTATGCGCTCCTCATATAGTCGTTTGTTATACCGCTGAAACCTTTGCGTATTTTATTACTTGTTTCTGCGTGTTGTGTACCAATATTGACTAACTGTTCAAGAGATGGTCTTAAAGACGAGCCCATTGCTTCTTCTAGTGCTGTTTTCAGTGTTTTTGGCAATTGATTCATAAATTCGTTTATTACTGTGTCTGGGCTAGTGTTGTTTTCTTGTGATACAGTTGTTACTACATCTCTTAGTCTACTACTTACTGTATTTAACATACTATCTATTCTTGCGGTACTATTGCTGGCTGTACTAGTAGACGCTCGCGATATTCCTGATACAATGTCTTGTGCAAGTGCGCTTCTTCCGCCCATTGCTGCATTCATAACAATATCTGCCATTTGTGCTGGTGTAGTAACAGCTTCTAACCCGTGTAGTGGTTGCATTGTTTCTTGACCGTAATTATTAAACAGTCTGCCATATGCTTTCATTGATCCAAACATTGCGTCAGGCTGTGCCCCTGGAATTACTCTTGAAAGATCCGCGTTAGTAATGTTGATTTCAGCTTGATCTATTTTCATTACTCTTGCTGTTGCTGACAATTGATCAGCTCTGTCAATTATAGCTTGCATATCATTAACTGCTGCCTGTCGAGATGATGCATCCGGAGCAGTGTTAATATTTCTTGATGCTGTTGCTAAGTCGACAAGTAACTGAGATGCTTCAGTACCAACATCCTGGTCGTTTATTAACGAACTAAGTGTTGCTCGTGTTTGTGCAATTGTTTGTGCTTGTTGAGTACCGGTCATACTTCCTAAGTCTGATAGCATTGCAGAAAGACTATCAACAAAGTTAGCTGAACTTTCAAGCAATCTAGTATTCAACGTAGTAAAGGTTGTACCTAACTTGCTCATTGTTACTGCTAAATTATCATATGCACCGTCGATAGCTGCTTGTTTAGCTGTGTTAACACCTTTTTCTAGATCAATTTGAGCCTTAATATATTTTTGAAACATTCCTGCTGGAGAATTTGGATCTGCATTTGAAGACATTGCACCACTTTGCAAGTCTCTTGTGTTTTGCATTAATTCAGCTCGGGCTTGCTCTAATGATAACGTTCTGCTGCCGCCTTCTTGGCTTGCTACAAAATCTCTGTATCTCTCTGTTTGTGCCATTAAAGCTGATTGTTCAGTTATAACTTGTGCAAGCAATCCACCGGTTGAATTAACTCTATTGTACACAGCTAAGTTCATTACTTCTAAATCACTAACACCTGCAGCTTGTGAGCGGACTACGTCTTGCATTCTTTTAATTTGTGCATCTGTTGATGTAGGATCTTCATATGCAACTCTCAACTGTTCCATTGCATTAGATAAAGGTGATAGTACACCTTGTAACTTACGAGTTTCATCTGTTTGACCAAAGCCTGCTGTGAGCATGTCTGCGTTTAGGTCACCAAGTGTGTCGCCAAACTCAGCTCTGAAGCCGCCCATAAATTGCATATAGTCGTCGCCGCGTTCACCAAGTTGTCTTGCTCGAATTATGTTTTGTCCTTGACGAGCTTCTTTAACCATAGTATCGCTAATTGCATCTCGTTGCTTGCCGGTAAGTTTTGCTAGTTCGTCAACTGTGTCAAGGTATTCGCCCATAGAACGATTTCTTGCATTTTCGTCGAAGCGTTCTCTACTTCTAGCAAGGCCTGAAATTGTAGCATAATTTAGTACTGTTTCATTTAACGCTTCAAAGGAATAACCTAATAGTCTAGCATTTTCTTCTGTTGTTCTACCAAACCGTGTTACGTTTGTTTGCATAGAATCTATTATGCTAGTAAAGCTAACTGCTCCGTCACTTGTGTCCATACCAAACATTGTTAGTGTTTCAGAACTTTCTTTGACTATATTTGATAGTTGACTAAGCGACATTCTTGCATTAAGTGCTGCTTGATCCATAGCTTGGATATTATAACCAAAAGAAGCACCATAATCAGACATTCTTGCAAGAGTTTGAAATCTTGCTTCAAATACTCCAAAGACTTTAGCAAGTTTAGTAAATCCTAAAGCGTTTAATCCATCTGTAACTGATCTTACTTTTAGAAAAGCATTATCGAACATACTATCAGCACGTTTGGCTGCAGCTGAAAGTTCGTCTAGTGTTATACTAGCCTCTTCAGCACTTTTACCTACGTTATTAAGTTGTTCATCGGTTCTATCGCTCATATTCGGTTGAATCCTGTTTTTATAAAAATAAATACTTATACTACTAACATATTTATCATTAGGATGACACATGGACACAAATACTGCAGGTGCTAGTCCTCTAGCAAAATATTCAAGACAACCAAAACTTTATATTAGTTTACCTAGCAAAGGAAACTGGTATAACAAAGCTACTTTACAAAAGGTAGATGAAATTGAAGTCTACAGCATGACAGCTAGTGACGAGATTGCTTTAAAAACTCCAGACGGATTAATTACAGGCAATTCAGTTGTTGAAGTTATAAAAAATTGTATTCCTGATATTAAAGACCCTTGGATGATTCCAATGATAGATTTTGATTATATACTTGCTTCTATTAGATTAGCGTCTTACGGAGAAAACGTTGCTACAGGCGGTACGTGTCCTAAATGCTCAAACGTTGATACATTTGAAATTGCTGTCCAGTCAATTCTCGATCATATTGATAATGTTAAGTTTCAAACAGACGTAGCTGTTAATAACTTCACTGTTCGAATTAGACCATTATACTATAAAGAAACAACTGAAGTTAATAAAATTGCTACAACAGTACAACGAGCAATTATGCAGCAAATTCCAAATATTGAAGACGAGGATGAAAGACAAAAGCACATACAATCGTTGTATGCTATGATAAATCAATCAACACTTGATGCTACATTAAGTGGCATTGTAGAAGTTATTACTCCAGAAGGTGAATCAGAAACAAATCCGATTACTATTAGAGAGTTTATTTCAAACACAGATCCTATTTTTTATAATAGAATACAAGAAGCGTATAAAGAAAACACAAATAACTTAGCAATACCAAAATCAAAAGTTGCATGCGGAGAGTGTGAGCATGAATACGAAGTTAGCACTAACTTGGACCAAGCAAATTTTTTCGGTGGAGGCTAGTTCACACTCCTGACGACAACATCAAGGAGCTAGCCGATGAATATGAAAACGATGTTAAAAGTATTAAGAAAACAGTATACAAACTATGTTGGTATATGAGAGGTGGTGTTAATTCAGACAGCCTAATGTATACTACCGATTTAGGTGATATTGAAGTTCTTAATAAAGTTGTTGAAGAAAATATCGAAGCATCTAAAAAATCCGGAATGCCTTTAATCTAAACCGTAATCTCGTCCACTACTAGTAGAAACACCAGTGTCATTATTACCAGGAGTAGTTGACGGCCCTACTGTTGAACCATTATTGCCATTAGTATTACCATTACCATTAGTATTGCCATTAGTATTACTAGTAGATGTATCAGTACCTGGTTCAGCTAACGCCGTTACTGATGCTGCTGTTGTAGAATCTGTATTAGGATTAGTTAATATTTCGTTTTGTGCATCTCTAATATTATTAAGTTCCGAATTTGCATCTATGCCTGCGCTGTCTGCTACTGAATTTACCATTTGATCCATTCTTTGACCTGCACCAACAAGAACCTCTCCAGGTGTCCAAGGCAAAATACTATCAGCCATTGCTATATCAAGTTCTAACATTTTATAAACTAGCATCTCAAGTAAAGCATCTGCAGCTCCAGTTCTCTTTAGAACTAATTCAACAGCCCATATAGCTGCTGTACCTAATACAAAACTCATTAATGCTGTTACAATACCGCCGACACCTGCGCCAAATATAGCACCGGCTGCGCCTGCTGCTGCTGTAAAGGCAGCTCTAGCATTTCTAAGATACTTAATGAATTTTTTAATTGCGCCCCAAGATTTTCTCAATGCTACGCCAGGTTTTCTTACTACTCTATAACTACCTTTTGTAATTGTCCACGCTGGACCAAATAATGCTGTTGCTATTGCTACAAAATACAAAGACGCAATCGCACCATATGCTACTTCAACCATGTACTCGTATTTTTCTTCGTTAGCTCGCATATGACTAACTAGTTCTTGTTGTGACAAATCATCTTTGCTAGTAGCGCCTGGCTTTGTTGTACTCCAAGCAACTAGTCGACCTGCATTAGCTAATCTATGCCAGCTGGCTAAGACTTCGTCACCAAAGTCTTGACCAATACCATTATCATCATCGCCTTGTGCTTCGCCTGTTCCCCATTCAACGGTTAACCCTAAAGCACCCGCAAGTGACCACATCCACCATTTCTTAACGCCTTGGCGCATCCATCCAAATTGGCCTCCGCGTTGATCTTTAAGTCCACCTACAAACCCTGTACGCTTTGCTCTATTAAGATCATCGTCGTTACCAGCTGCTGGTGCAACAGGCGCTACAGCAGCACCGCTTAATGTTATGCCCATTGGTGTTCTAGTTCTAGGATCTAATAACTTGTCAGGATTTATATAGAATACACTATTTCGTGACCCGCCACGTACTTGAATTTTACCTTCTTGAGCACCAGTACCTATTCCAATTATTTCACCATCTACACCATTGCCACTTCTAGATAACCAGGCAACAGCTCTTCCAATTAGGTCTTCATCAGCTTCAAGTAACAAAGTAGTCAATCGCAAACTAACAAAATGTTCATGTATATCAGATTGTAATTTATCACGAATACTAGTAATACGTAATTGTTCATTTAATTGATTATCACTTAGTGATATTACTTCATTAATTTGCATAGTATAGTCCTTAATAATACAAGTATATTTATATGTTTCGTGTTACACGAAACAAGTTATCGCTAACGCTCAAACTACTTACACTTCGTTTTAATTAAATGATTTATATGTGATATTATTATATTGCATTAATACGTATGTATTAATGTTTTAATTTCATGTAGATTGTTTAGTCAGACGGAACTATTTCTAGTCCCGTCATCTTTTTGGGCAACTTCATGTGAGTCTGCACAGCCAAGACATTGGAAAGAGGTAATTTTTATACACAAGTTCAATGGGCTCTGACCTTTCCCATCCTCCGTCGACATCGCTTTTTACAGCTATCCCCCGCTTCGTTCCTAGTGCTAAAGGGTTTTTATGAACTATGTTGTGTTTTTCGACTG